AGTTATGTTCAGTACCGTACTTGCCACCTTTGTATATTGTACCGCCCTTAGTTTTTAGAGTTTCGCGTTCTTCGTGCATGTGATCATGATCGCATTCGCAATGTGATTCATACATGCCACATTCGTTGCAAGTATCTTCTGCAACTTCATGATGTTTGCGTTTTTCTTTTTCGTCCTTTTTACGGTCGTTAACGCCTTTCCATTGAGGTGCAGGAGATGCGATGCCGTGTTCTCCTGTTTGCTCATCATGTGTTGAGAACATATCATGCTGTTTGTCTAATGGAAGACTTAACGAAGCCTCGCCCATTTTCTTACCAGTGGCTGCGGCTTTTTGGAACGCTGCTTTGCCATACTTCTTACGACCAACTGCTGCTGCAACTGCTGCTGGGTTTTCAGCGCCGCCCTTCTTAGCAGATTTTTCAACTGCTTTGAAGCCCATGTATTTTTCACTTAGGTTTTGTTCAACAGTCTTAACACCTTCTAAGATGCTACCTTGTGGGGCTACGCTCTCGTAAACCTTTTGTTTAGTTTGAGCAACTGGCTCTTCTTTTGGAGTCAGAGCATTTAGTTTGCCCATAATGTTATAAATGTTATTGTGGTCGCTCATTTAAATTATCCTCTTGGTTTACGATATACTGTATTTTGTTTAGATCCAACTGGTGCCATATCGCCCATTGGAAGATCATTTGTTGTTTTGCCGTATGAACTTTGCTTGTCACCGCCAATTGTTGTGTCTGTACCATCTACATCATACGCACGACTCAATAGACTTGTCTTGCTCAATTCTTTTAATAGACTATCAACACGCTTTTGTCCAGCAATATCACCTTGATCAACTGCTGCAAGTTCTGGGTTTTCGATGATTGGGCCGCCATCACCTTGAGCAATAATAGTTGCTTCTACTTGTTCTTCTTGTAGAGCTTGATTCAGTGTATAAACACATACTTTCTCGCTTGGAACCATAGAACGATTAATAACCAATTGACGAACTTGTTCAGCAATAGTTGGGTAGTTAAGAGCAACATCAATATGATGCACTTCACATGGACCCAATTTACCAAAGTCTCTGTGTTCTTGAATTGGTAGACGCTTTGGAGCAGTGATTGTTTCTACTTCATAAGCGTCTAGGGCGTTTTTGATTGCTTCTTGCAATTCTTTACTGCAATCGCAATTCGCTAATTTAATGCGAAATTCATACAACTTCTTAGAGTTGTAAAAATAGTTCTGAAATGTTTGGGTGACAGCCATAGTAATTTTATCCTATACTATATTTATAAAATTTTATTTCTTTTGACTTTTGGACTGTTCTAGAATCTGTTTTAATAGATCGTTTCTGTCTAAAAGCATGCCCTTGCCATCTACTGGATCTTCGCCATCAGGTTCGGCAGACTTATTATCTTTGGCAATTTGATGATCAAGTCTGGCCTTTGCAAGCTGCAAGTTAATCATGCGCAACTTCTTGTCCATTTTTGCTGTTTTTGCTGCGATAGCATGTCCAAGCATTGTGCCAGCAGTTTGCATAATGACACCAGCAAATCTTGGGTCAATATTCATACCCAAGTCCATCAAGTCTTCTGCTTTTTCTTTTGCCAGTTGTGCTAGTTCATCTAGTTCAGTGTCGCCTGCTTCTAGATCACGAACAAGCGGTAGTGCAGCATCAATTTTACTGATTGCCAAATCCACTTCTGTGATGATTTCTTTATTTTCTTCTACAAAAGTTTGAGCTTCTTCTTTTGAAGTTTCTTCTGCTGTTGGAAGATTTAGTAGTTGTGCGAGTTTTTCGGTCATGCCGTATTTATCGGCCTGCTTTACCCTGATGGAACAAATCTTGTTCTGTGATTATTCTGAAATGCAGTCCGTTTGCTTTGCAGTATGCACTGGCTGCTTGCCACTTAAATTGGTTAAGTATCGCTGCCGCTTGTGCTCGTTTACTCTTGCCTGCTGCTTCTAATGTAGTTTCTTTGGTTGGCTTGATTTCCCAAAGTTCTGCATGTTGTTTATTATTGGCATCTATGTATAGCACAAAGAAGTCTGGTACATAAATCGTTTGTTTGTTTGTAAATGGGTTCTTGTAGTTGATATGAATACTCTCACTTGCCCACTTTAAGATTCCCGGATTACTGTCAAGCATACGCATTGTGGCATGTTCCCAAGAACTACGATAATGAGGGACATTCTTTCCCACATATTTTTCAGGGTTCATTAGTTGATAAAAGCCATTTGCGTATTTTGACATTATGCTAGGATTGCTCTGGTGATGTATTTGTTTGAAGTTGTTATGTTGTTGACTCCAACAACGCTGGTACCAACTCTGTTTAAATTCAAAAACATGGCCAAATAAAGAGTCAATTGATTTTTAGGAACTGCTTGAAATTGTTGCACAATACTCATTGGGTCTACACCTTGTGCAAGTGCCGTGTAAAGAACATTACTTGCAATGATGGCAGCACTTTGTAAATTTCCACCAGTTACTTGTTGAAAGTATGCAATAACAGCATCATTTTGATTTGATGATACTGTGCCAATGTCAGAATAAAAATTATTAAAGAACTGCCCTGGACTTGTATTTTGATTCTGAGACAAATCAACTACGCTAGTATTGACTGCATTACTCATGATGTTAGCCCCGGAGGTAGTGGATTACTTTTTAATATCGCATTACCAATATTATCACCATTGCTTTGAATAACTGCCGCAGCATCAGGATTACCTTGTGGTGCTGCATGGCCAACATAAGGAACTCCTAAAACATAAACATTTAGTCCAGACAAACCTGCAATTGTTTGACCATCAGTTCCACCTGTTGGGGTTCTTGGTCCACTGTTGTTATATATTACATTGAATTTCATATTAATCACTTATTGCCTGTTGACTACTGTTGGTACCATTAGCTTGAGGTTTTGGTAATGATATACGATTTAATACATTAGTGTCCCCTGCCAAGATTCCAGAAGCAAACATGGAAAGTTCAGTTTTTGCTTGATTTACAACATTACCTCTACTTGCTGTTGTCAATGCTCTGGCAGCAGTCAGTGCTGCCGCGGCATAATTTTTATTATCAACTTCACTACTGACCCCAGTAACCGCACTTGCCAATCCACCTGGACCAAAAATGCTATTTGTACCACCACCTTGCGGAGTAAGTGGGCTGGGAGTAGTGTCATAATTAAGAGTTGCAAATCCAGCTGGTTCCGCTCCATGCTTGATAGTACCATAATTGTATAACACAGATTCGTAGGCCAATGTCATGGTATTTTCCATGAATTCATTTTGACCCTGTACATGTTGTCCGTGCTGAAATCCAGTGATAATAGGGTTTATCAAAATATATTCAGTAAAACTTTTTTGATGCAAACTGTATATCTTAATAGTGTTCAAAAGTCTTTCTACAGCTCCATTAGAACTGTATGCATTGGGTTGATAACCCCAAAAATTCTGATTCAATTTATTATATTTGGTTGGCTGTGTGTATGAAGAAGGAGTATAATCACTATCTCTATAGTAATGACTCATATAATTGTACCAAAAATCTCTAACTACATCACTGTTATCATCATGAAAAGTTATTGAGATCGGATCATACTTAATTTTTTGTTGCACGATTGCTGTACGGTTGTACTCATTCATCGTCTTAGTTTCAAAAGTATATTTTGGAATTTGAATGCTTTTTACCAACATGCCCACTTCAAGAGCTTCTTGATTAGGCAAACGACTGACAGCAGAATTTATATCAAATGATACATGGAATAGGAAACTGTCTTTGGGTTTTAGCCCAAAGTTTGTGGCCCCGAAAATTTTATTGCCATGACGCCAATCTCTTATCTGGGGACCGTGCAATAAACCTGAAACAAAATCATTTAATGAAGACATACATATATTTATGCAACAAAAAAGCCTGCTAAAAGCAGGCTTGATTTTGTAATTACTAAGATTAACCAGTAATTGTTGAACCAATATTCTGTGCGACAGATTGGCCAAGACCTACGCCCACAGTCATACCACCAGCTGGAAGTTGTTCTGCGTTATCAAATCGAATACCCAGAGAGATCATTTGAGGATCACTGCTGTTGTAATTCAATTCGCCGTAGTCAACGCTAGTCAAGAAGCAACCGTACATGACCCATGATTCAAGAACATTAGGTGTTGTAGTACCGTTACCACCATCAAGAATATCGATTTGAAGTTGGAACTTATAATCGATACCAGAAGCAGCACTAGATTGCTCTTGGAAGTCAAATTGTTTCTGAATTTGTTCACCGACAAGTTGACTTACTGCGTTGGTAACATCGTCACGCAAGTTAACTGATGTTTCTTCCCACTCAGGTTTACCTTGGAAGTAAACCTTGCTGTTGTAGATGTCAATAGTTTGTGGATTAAACTTAACGCTTGGGCGTTTAGCATCTGCAACCTGAGTAGTCATAACAACTGTATTGTTTGTACTCACACCAAAGTTAACAAAACTTAGACGAAAGCGATATTTTAATTTTGGCATCAACAGACCCTGGTTGGTAGCTGATGCGCCACCAGCTGCCAAAGGTACTGTAAAATTTGTTAGAGATGCTGTTGTCATTAATTATTCTCCTATATGTTTATTTATCACCAATTTTACTTGCCGCCCAAAGCAGCGATATCACCTGGGTTATACAAGCGAATTGGGATGTAAATAAACTCGACTGATTTGGTTGGCTCAATCGCAACATCAGCATACAATTCGTTATTAGCGATAATGTCTGGAGTGTTGTTTGTGCCATCGCAGACTACCAAGTAGTCATAGATACCGCGTTTTGCAACCAAGTCATTCAATGCACGGTTTAGAACACCAGCGAATTGTAGTCGTGTGATTGCATCGTTTGGCTCAAACAAGAACGCATTACCTGCATTAGCAAAGATTGTGCGCACATAGTTGACAAGACGAGCAACGTTAACACGATCCATACTTTCTGTGTTTGGATCACGAGTTTTCTGACCCCATACAACTAGACCAGTACCTGGAATAATTGTGATTGGGTTGATCTTTGTTTGATACAAAGCATCACGAAGACCTTGATTTACACCTGTGTGAACAAATTCACCCGAAGCGTAGTCAACATAACCTAGATCAGTTGCGTTAGAAACTAATCCACGACGAGTACCAGCTGGAGCGAACCATGGGTAAGCAACATTGTCGTTATACAAATATGTATGTAGAGCCATGTGACTTGGAGGAACCATAATAGTGTTACCACCCAAGTCAGAACTTAGACCGCTTGGATAGTATACTGCCAAGTACGGATCGCTTGTTGCAAGACCGTTACCATTAGTATCATTACTCCAGTTTGTAATATCTGTGATGCTTGTAGTCAATCCCATTGGGGTATCTCCAATAACAAATGCTGTGTTAGCAATGTTGTTATTCAAGTTAACCATATCTGGAATCAACTCTGGATATCCAGGGCAGCAAATCAAACTATACACATTTGCGTATTGTGATTCAAGAATATCTGTATTACTGTCTAATGCAGATTTCAATGCAGCAACAACGATTTGTCGTTGAGCATAATGACCAGAATATGGAACATTAGTTTCAGTATTCAAACCACTTGCTGTTACCCATGTGTTAGTTTGTAGTGTACTCCAATATGTTGTGTTTGTAGGAGCAGTACCTGGCGTAGTTGTAGTTATACATACATAAAGAACATTTGCACCGTAAGATACAATTTGTCCAGGATTATATGCAACTGACGCACTGTATGCCGATACGCTGTCTGCTGTTGTGTTGAAATAGTTTGTTACATATTTCTTGACATTATAACCAGAACGGCGTGTGTTGAACAGCAACATACCGCGTGGGTACAACAATGGATTAGGAGCATCTAAGTCTAGATAATTGCTTGTTAGTAATCTTTGTACACTAATTTCTGTTCCGCTAGCCGGATCATTTGTGCCACTATTATCCCAACGAGCATCAGCAAAGATGATACCATTTGTTGTGATATGATCTGTGTTGTTGATAGAAGTCCATGCTGTACCAGTGTAACGACTTAGTGCTGGCCAATTTTCTAGATCACTAGAATTCAACCATATATCGCCAGCCACTAGTGGAGTACCGTCACTTTGTGTTGTTGGCTGTACTGCTGCAACGATAACACCAGTTGGATCAGTATTAGCAAGATTGTAACCACGAGCATCTGCGGTTACATTTTGATAACCTTTCCATGCTGTACCAGTATTGACCATGATGTCAACAACTGTTGGATCACTGTAATACCAAAGAGTACCGTTTGCTGGGTCAGCAACAGGTTGTGACGAACCCATAACATAGCTTGCAGTTCCCCATCCAGAGATCACAGTAAAACCAGTAGTTGCACTGCCGATAAGAGAGACGTTTGCTGTACTTGCAGTAAATCCTGCTTGTTGTGGAATAGGATAAGATGCGTTTGTTGGTTGCATCGAAATATCACCACCAGCAAGATGAGTTAGTGTAATGCTACCATTACTATTAACTTGTGCTGTAATGTTTGGTAGTCCTGCCGCTAACACTGCTGTTACAAAGTCATTTGCTGATCCAGTACCGCCAATTGTGACAACTGCTGTTGTAATAGATGATGTTCCAGGAACAGATACAAACATATTGAACGAAGTGCTAGGAGTGAATGGGTTACCACTCAAAATAGATCCAGTTGCACTTACTGCACCAGAAATAGTTCTTGTACGGGCACTCCAACCAGCATAAGCCAAAGTACTAGTGTTATAAGTATTTGGATCTTCTTGCATGTAGATTGTTCCGACTGGAATGTTCAAACCACCACCCAATGGATCTAGCCCGCACAATGCATGGAAATTGTCCAAGTAAGAATTTACTGTCAATGAGTTCCACAATCCAGTAGTGCTGTTATATTGTTTGAATACAAAGTTAGAGCCACCACCAGTAGAGCCCTGTTTCAACCATACGCTACC